CCGTCAAAATTATTTTTTATATTTCTAATATTATTATGATGAATTAGTAATTGGTCACTACCACTTGTGATTCCAACAAAAGATGCACTTAGAGCTGTCTCGGATTCAATTTGTTCTATCTTGTACTTAAAGTTTTCTAATCTTCTTTGTGCTGAAGAAAAATTGATGAAGTTCTCGTATTGCTGATATTCAATATTCAAATCAACAGGTTTCTCACTACCACTAATATATTTATCAATAATTCCATCTTTCAATCTTGAGTCATTAGTGACCAAATCATTAAAACTTTTTAAAGACACCTCTCTTTTAGTTATCGGAGAATCCTCTGCGGGGGTCTCAGGGATTTTTAAAACAGTCACATCCTCTTGTCTTTCAAAGGGAACTAATTCTACTGTCTGTGTTAATTGTGGAATAATTTCTTTTACCAGATATACTGTATCTTTTGTCTCAATATCTTCAGGTAATGGTTCATATAGTTTGAATACTGCAGAGTATGGGTATTCATCAAACGTTGTATTATCTGTCTTAACGTTGGTGACAAGTTGCATTTTGTCATCACCGAAATGTAAAAACGTATTTAGGTCTCTTCTGTCGTTAATCCTATAGGTTAGTTTGAAATTATCTATCCCACCAACTGGGTCAAAGTTTAATTCAGGTTCTTGAGCATAATTATCAAATATAGTTCTCAGACTTGGACTAAACTTACCAAGATTTGTTGCGGAGTCATATTCATCAACCGTTATATTCAAACCAGCGTAGTTTGGTGTTCCTCTTGGGTCTGGAATACCTTCGAACAAAATCTCAACTGGAAATGGAATTAGAAAATCTATTTCCTGACCTGCACCCCCTGGGTCAGGGTCGGATTCACCCCCACTTCCTCTTCCAACTAAACCATCATCAAAGCCAAAACCGGAATTTGATATTCCACCACTTTCATCTATGTAGTATAGATAATACTGAATAATATAGACATTTGTAGCAGTTACTCTATCCGGCACATTACCGAATATATTTCCAATGTTTATTACATCTGATGCTCCGTTAAAACCTGTTTTTTCTTGTGAGGTAAATACTATATTTCCCGATGCTCCGTCGGTAACAGTATAGTAATATGTGGCAAGCTTACTTGGAGCGGGCATATCATAGGTCGATTGGATGTATTCAAGATTTACGGTAAAATTGATATCGTCCGTAGTATTAGCTACACCATAGTAGGCTCCCTCTGGAGTTGACGGTAATAGACCCTCAATAGTGAATGGTGTGTTTGGACCTGAGTATGGTTCAGCCATAATATTTCCTAATCATCTGTCCAGCGAGTTCTTACTATACATGGATAGTGTATTGTCTTTGTCAGGCCTGTTGACTGAGTCAAGGTTAGCATCACACCTACGGCTATATCTCCCCCATATAAATTTATCTCTAAAGAACAGCCTGTTGGGGTGTCGGGCAGACCATCGTATTCAAAGGTTGCCTCCAAAGGTTTTGCTGGGTTTGTTACGGTTGCGTAGTTAACGGTAGGGCTATCGGGTGTGCTTATTCCTACCTCACCTACCCATTCATCTCTACCTAGTTGCTCTGGGTCGAAAGCTCTGAATCTATGCCAACCTCTTGTGGTGCTACCCCCACCAGTGTCCCAATCCCAACCTGTAACAGCCCAAGTATAGGTTGTCGGAACGTTTGGCAATGCACTATTAGAGGTTAAGATTATAGTCCCGGTTCTAGATGGTTCACCCTTTCTACCATAGGTTTTTATGATTGGATAACGATATCTGGACTGTTGTAGGATTGAAATATTTTTCATTACGGAAGGTAAATCTCCGGGTTCATTATTATATGCTAGACCAGCATTAAGCTCTTCGATATTGATTACTCCTGTAAGTGCTGACCCATTCGTTCCACCCTCATCAAAACCCTTGAATACATTGTAATGTTCCGTGAGATTTAAATCCAAGTCCTCAACAAACGTTAAGTTGGAAAAAAATGTAACACCTCCTGATAAATTCTCGGTTATTACTGACTCATCACCTTCAAGAAGTTCAATAAAAAAACTTGGTTGTAGGTCATCTGTTTCAATTTCAAAATTTCTGGTTGGAGCATCACCAGTAAATACTGGTTCAGGCGGTGTGTAACTAGTTATAAGTGCTTGGTCGGAAACTAATGCTCCACCCGGTAAGTTTTCTTCAATGACTGGGTTTACTGGAGTGCCTTGTATAGCTTGTAACTGAAACTCATTTGTGTCGAGTGGGTCGTCTCCGATTTGATTAAATTTTATTCTAGCATTCAACGGTGTTTTCCTATACTCACGTTGCATTAAATAAAAATCCTCAATGTACTTTGGGTCAGATATACTCTGTGGTAACAATCTTATTTCTCTTCTACTCGGTGATATCTCATGAACAAAATATTTGTACTCCTTAATCATATCCTCTGTATCAATCGTAGGGTCATATGGTCTGTTTAGAATTTGACCTTGTTTATTCACTAGAACATTTTCATAGGAACCTGCATATTTTCTTAAAAAATTATATTTTACTATAAACTTACCTCTATCGTAACCTAGCCTTCGTAGAATATTACCTTGTTTCAAAGAAATATTACCGTTATCTTTAAGTAAATAATCATCAGGATTAACGATAGAACTTTCTAGAAAGTTCGCATTCGAATCATGTATTAGTGCCTCGATGTAGTCGTTTTGATTTGAAAGGAACGGCCCACCGATATAGTTGAAATTTGGACTATTTAGGTCTATAGTCAGACCCGCCGCTAGTAATTCCTTATCTTTTTGATTTATTCTTGCCATTAGTCTATTGGGTCTCCATCGGGTATATTGTTGATATTAGATATCGAAAGGGTAACTAATTCAGAAAATGCATAAGCACTACCCCAAAAGGTAGCTAACGTGGGAAATATCCTCTTCTGATTATTTTCAATCAACCACTTTCGGGTATCATCCGTAGAATCACTTGTTATTATATTACCATTGCTTACACCATCGGGTAGACTTTCTGCCACCAATGATTTTGATAACTCATTTATGTTTCTATCTATGACATTTTCAAGTTTTGAATCCTTATAGTTTGGATAGTTTTCTCGTTTTTTCTCACTAGCTTGGTCTAATAAATCTTTTATGTATTGTGGGACATCCTGATAAGTATATTGTGCTGGAGCACCAAGTGACTCCTGAGGTGGACCAGAACCAGCACTGAATCCTGCTAGGTTTTCTGTATTGTTCATGAAAGCATTGAAGTCTGCATTCAATATACTTAAAAGGTAATTACTTTCTTGACCATCAATAGATGATACTAACAAATTATATGCATAATCGGAAAAGTTAGCTTCCTCTAATCCAAGGCCTGTTGTTATATCCTCAAACGACACAAAATCAACACCAGGTTTTTTGAATGGTATCGGATTTTCATTATTATCTCGATTTGCTGCTGACCTTGCAATCCTATCGAAAAATTCTCTGGTTGGCCCTGCAAGATATTCTTGATAAAATTGTACGTCTTGTAATTCTTCTGGTTTATAAGGCATTAGATTGTAACCTTGAATGTAAAATCATCCTCGAAGAATTGGTCTGTCTCATCAACCGTGTTACTACCACTTTGTATCCTAAATGCTAAACTATAGTATCTTTCAGGTTGATAACCTTCTAGGTCAAGATTAAAATAATTACCACTACTATCACAACTCAGTAGTGACGAGGTACTAAATGGAACGATTACATCGTTGGTTTCAGCATCTCTAATCGAATAAAAAGAAGAACCACTCGGTAAAGATTTTACTGTTAGGTTAGATGGAGTTGTGGAGTAGGATGCATCTGGAAATCTCGCCCTACCAACCACTCTAAATTTTGCTTTTGAATTTTCTTTATATTCTTCTCTGAGACCTTTCATGTAAATCACCATGTCCTCAATGTCGGTTTTAGACAATAGTTCTAATGTGCCTTGTTCCCATTTTGAATCATACCACACAGTCTCTAATGTGGGTGGATATTTTGTATGAGTATCGGATGAAAAGAAAGAAAAATTTCCAAGTTTAGTCGTAGAACCCTCATCAGTATTAGAATCAGTATTACCAACACTTCCACTTCTCTTTATCATAAATCCGTGATTAGTATATGAACCACTCAACCATTTATCCACAATATCTGTAACATCCATTCTGAGGTCTGAACTCTTATGGTCAAAGTTTACCCTACCTTCATTTCCACTACCACTTATCCACGCTCCACCGGATGCACTTACTGTATTTGAACCAGAATATGTCGGGCCCCAAAGAGTACCATCGGTCTCCCCAAATCTATATTGCCAACTACAACCCTCTTCTACAACAGGGTTGTCGTAAGACCTACCATCACCCATTGTCCAGGATTGACTTACTGGGTAAGCATAAAGACTTTGTGATGTAGCAAGTGATGTTGGTTTAGCATCGAATAAATTTAGATAGAATCGAGGAACTGACCCACCAAGTCTACCATCCTGTATGGACTTAGAAATTTCTGTTAAGTCGAATCTAATGACGATTCTAGATGTATTTATTACAGCTCCAGTATCACTAACATCTTTTCGTACCTCTAATATTTCATCTAGTCCACTATTCATACTACGACTTACTTCATATAGTGTTGCGTCCTTATCCGCAAATGTAAAAAAATGCATTTATTACTCCCTTATACCTAGATTGTCACCTAGAACTTTTCCTCTTATATCCGTGTTGGGATATTTGATTTCAAAGATACTGGGGTCTAGTGATGGATATAATATACCCTCACGAAGAGCACTTGATATATTATAAAAATTACCACTATAACCATCTGCTATACTAAATTTGTTCGTAACAACAATTGGTAAATTATTTGGATTATTATCAGATGGTGGCACCACAGTAGCAACACCATCCACTAGTGATAGTTCGTAGGCAATATCAGATAACACAAGAGGTTGTCCGATTTGCCATCTATCTGTGTCGAAAAAATCCTTTATAGTCGTGACACATCTTAGTAGAACATCTTGTTTATTGAATCCTACTTTTGTTAGTATTGCAAAATCTATACCTAAATTTATAATGTAGGCATCTTTAATGTTTATTGCATCAGTCACCATTCTAAACTGTGATAAATAAGTTTTCAAATTATTCTTTACCGTATCACTTAGTGTGGTTAATTTTTTATTAGAGTCATATCCTAATGTATACATATTCATAGCAAGAGGGTTTGGTATTCTACCTGTCTGGAGAGACAAGACTGTTGAACCGATGTCAGCTTCTGTGATAGTCCTCTCTAATTGTTCGGTTACAGCTGACTTGTTTAATTGGTCGTCTTGAACAAAGTGAACCTTCGACACACTACCGAACTTAGCTGGAAGGGAATATGCTCTGACTATATAATCCTCTTTGGTGACATTTCTCTGTTGAGCCTGGAAATGAGCAAGAGCGTTTTCTCTTACATCTCTTACCGTCTGTCCAGCACTACCACCCTTAGCAGGTTCTGGGTTTGTAAAAGCTACTGAGTTCTTACTATCCTCTACTAGAGCTGCAGAAAGTAAACTATCATTAATTTCAAATGTAATGTCTGAAATGTCAGTTATATCACCTGAGTTTACATTATCATCTAGACCACCACCAAAAGCATATCTTATTGTTAGAGTGGTATTCGACGGTGCTAGTCCAAAGGTTTTTGTTTTAAGAAAGTTACTTGGGTCAAAAGCATCAGTAAGAAAACTTGGACTACCTGGTAAACTCGAACCCACACTAGTTGGATTCGGTATAATCTCTTCGTCTGGGTTATCCGATACTCCAGCACCGAATCTCATAATTGTTTTGTCATTCTCATCAATAAATGTAGTAAATCTTCGAGATGTCTTTTTCAGTTTAAGTATGTAAGGAGCAGTCTGTCCATCTACTGCAGCTACTGGGTCATTATCCACATTGTTTTCCATTTCATCAAAAACCGTATCTCGTGCTAGAGAATCTACCTCATACCAGGTATTTCCATCACTATCAGTACAGGATATTATCTCAATCACATCTTCATTGGACAACTTTATCTGAGAGTATTTTTCCGCAGCACCAAAGTCAAAAAATTCAGATGTAATTGTACCACTTTGTACTTTTACTTGTTTTTTTAATAAAAATTTTGTTGGAACACCACCATTGGTTTCAAATATTGTTTGTTCAACCTGATTAGATAAATCAGATGATTTAAAATTACAATCTTCTAAAGTTCTAAACACAGTTCCATTGGAAACAGCTTTTATGGTAGCACCAGCTTTTATATTTAGAGCATATCGTAAGTCAGCATTGTCATTAAGAGCCGGTACAGTTTGGAAGACATCTAGTACTGCATCAGCAGCTGATGTTGTATTTGGTTTATAACCAAAAGACTGAGCAATGTTATATACATTTTGTTTTTCTTCTGCATATGCTAATAGAGACTCTTTGAACTGACTATCGATATAATACGATAGGACATCACCAACGTATGCAGCCATCTCAATGAACATCATACCAGGGGAAGCTTCATTGAAGTCATTATATGTATTTGGAAAATATTGTTTTGCAAATTCAATTAAGTTTGCTCTGAAATCATTGAAATCTTTATTCAGATAATTGACCGATTTTACAACATCTTTTTTTACACTTGTACGAGCCATTTTTATTCCTTATTAATAAGTCGTGGTGGTGAATCCAGCATCTAGAGTAATTGATTGATATGTGTCTGAGTTCAAAGTAGTTGAAAAAGATACCTGTACAAACACTTTGTTTTTGTTACCATCATCCGATAATGTCTGAACATTCTGAATATTGATATACGGTAACCACCTACTTGTTGCTCTTCTGACCTCTTCTTCGATTTTTATTGGTAAATTTTTATCATCGGGTTCAAATATGAGAGCCCTTAGATTACTACCAAACTCAAGTTGTCCAACCCTTTCACCGACTTGAGTCAATAATAAATTTCTTAAATTATGTCGGGCCTGTTGCAAGGAATTTTTGGTCAGAGCAAAATCATTGTTATTATCACTACGAAGTGGGAATGAAAGACCAACATATTTTCTTGGGTCTAAATCTATTTCCTTTGCACTCTCCGGCATTTTTTATACTCCTTATTTCTTTTTATTCATTACACTCATTAATTCACTATAATCTCTTGTGAGAGCATTAGTGACATGGTCTGGAACCTGGTCAACAGAACGTCCTGCTTTTTTGATTGTATCTACAGCTACCAAATCTCTTTTCATCTCATCAGTCTTACCATACCCCATCAACTCTGACATCCTAGAGGAATTGAATGTACCACCTAGTGTTGGATACTCATCATTAGGTTTTTGAGATTTAGTTAGTCCAACTGTTTCATTTAAAACATCATTTAGACTTTTGTTCTTAGTATATTGGACTTCTTTTTTTGGTTTAGGAGTCTGAGGTATGATGTCCGACAAACTACTAGCAGTCTCCTCTTTGATAAATATCTTTTTAACTTCTTTTTTCACTTCTTTACGGACTACTTCTGTGATTATTTTCATAAGGTCTTTTTTAGTCATAGTAACTCCTATTTGGTTTTAACTGTTCTACTTAATACTTGTTTTGATTTTATTTTTGTTTTAATACTTGTTAAAGCTGCCTTGAAAGCGGGTATACCTGGTGCAACAACTGGTGAACCAGGTGATGGGCCAGTTACCATTAAAGTTGCAGATTGAGCAAATGCAGTTTCAACTGCCGATATCATATCATCTAATAAATTTATCAAATCATCTCCTTTTACCACGGGCTGTAACTCTGCGGTCTCAGTGCTACCTAGTTGAACTTCATCACCACTTACATTAAAGTTAGGTGTATCAACGGTAATATTATTTATACATCTTAGTTTAATATTATCTCTACCACTTATAAATATACCGTCGGATTTTATTAATATTTTTTTATTTTCAATTTGTTCACCGTCAAATAATTCTGAATCATCTTGAGCGTTATAGGGTAGACCATTGTCTAATAGATATATCGAGGAACCATCTCTCTCGATGTCTTCCTTAACGGGTTGATTTGGAGAATCCGGTATTTCACTTTTCTGACCACATCTGATTTTTATATTAGGCGAGTTATCTGATGTGTTGCATCCAAATTTTATTGATTGACCGAATCGTCCACTATAGACTATCTCACCTTCATTAACGGTTACAGGTCTAATATCTTTTCTTTCAAATGTTTTACCGTATTTGGTATTCGTTGTATTTGATGAACCCTCTACAATACCGGGTTGAGCATTTTCGTTTACTGAATTAGTACGATTTATTATACCAAAATAATAATGTTGATTATTATAATCCCCTACAAGGACATGCTCACCTTTTAAGGGAATGTGTTTCATGTTTGGAAACAACGGTAAAACCACACCACCCTTTATGTCTTGAGTAGGTTCATTTATAAATTTTCCCAATATAGCACCTTGTGTGTATCCATCTAGATTTGTCTTCTCTACTTCCATTGGTTCGAGTTCAAAGAACTCGGCACTATTGAGTTTGAGTATTTTCTTGATATAGGCACTAATCTGCTGAGGATTAGGTACACGAGGAAAAGGTATCCCATCGCTGATATCTTTTCTCTTCTTACGCCAGTAAGCCATTTAATCTGCCTTTATTTTATTTTCTATCTTATTATGAATGTTATCTGATTCAATTTGTATGTCTTTAATAGTATCTTCGATTCCTGATAATAACTGTTGTTTTTCTTCATCCGATAGACCGTATTCATCCTCAGCACCTGCTTTACCCTCAGCAGATATAAGTCTTTGGACTATACCAGCCATTTTGACTAGTTGGTCATCGTTACGGACATTTATCTCAAGATATTCTTTTATCATAGGTACGATTTGAACTGCGGTATCGCCGTCTTTTATGAATTGAACTAATTCCTTAGTCAGAACATCAAGTTGTTTACGATTGTATTCTGTATTTTTATATATATCCTCGAATAATGATGATAAAGATTTTCCCTCGAAGATTTCATAGTCTATACTCATTTTAAGCCTAAATAAGTTTATTCAACTATAAATATAGTGTTGATGAAAAATACGGATATATAAATATATACGGAATAATATTAAAATATTTTTTTATAGTTATATATAAGGGTTTTTCGGAACCCTTTTTTGTTAACTAACGGAGAATAAACATGAAGGAAATCATAACAATGGTCAAAGGATACACGGATGACTTAGCTCATCTACTGATGTCTTTTGTAGCCATAGGTGCTGTATCCGAAGTCATTTTTGGAAGTGGTATCTTTGGTGTCAATGTTATTGGTAACCTGACATCAATCATAAACAAGTTCGGCGAATCTGGTTTCGCTGGACTCGTCGCCTTGTTGGTGTTGGTGGGTTTATTTCGTAAGTAGGTACGAAATAGTTTGATAATCCTACACTATCAAACACACAAAAAAGGGGAACGAAAGTTCCCCTTTTTTTATATATGAATTGTGAGCCACCCACCTCGGAGGCCTTTTAACTCATGTTAGACATAAGAACCTCGGAGGTAGGGTGGTAGTGGAGCTGACAGGATTCGAACCTGCGACCCCCACAGTGCAAGTGTGGTGCTCTCCCAACTGAGCTACAGCCCCTTTGTTTAAAATATTGAACCAGTATTCGAGGTGTCAATTTTTCCGTTAGATGAGAATTCGTTCATCATATTCATGTAGTAGTTTTTCATCTGATTGATTACTCTTGTGATATGTTGTGTGTTGGAACCAGTCATCTCACGAATCATAATATATAGAGCCTTCTTGTTGAAGTTTTCTATATTCTGTCTCCTACGAAAAAGTTCTAAGACCGAATCTGCAACCAATATATCCTTTTGTCTTCTGAATATATTCGTAATATTATTGTCCCAATAATCCAACATCTGTTCAACGAACTCGATGTTGAATTCATCATTCTCACTCAAAGATGCCTCAGAGGTAAGATTTCTTTTATAGTCCAATACATCTAACTGGTCATGGATTTTCATCTTTTTATAATTATTATTATTATGTAAAATTAACCAATTCTTACCAACTACGGAAAAGTATGAGAATGCTCTTCCCTTATCAGGTTGATATTTAGGCATCTGCATAACCAAGAATGCAACAACCTCATGTTTTACTTCTTCAATCGGATAATCAAAATAATAAAATTTAAAAGTATGGATTAAGTTCTCAGCTAGTTTGTTGAAAGCAAACTGAATATGTTCCTTATAAATTTTATTCTGTATATGTGGTTTATCCACATTTGCATTATAACGAATAATTGCATTCTGTACAGGTGTACCGAAATAAATTTTACTCTTCTTCTTTCTTTTTTTCTTCATCATTGGTTTTGGTTTACTTGAACCTGAAACTACAGATGTGTTCATTATTCTTCTCCTATATAACTTTGTAATTGATTTACTGTTTGTTTAATTTGTTTAAATATTGCTCCGATTTCATCATCGGATTCAAATACACCTCTTGAATCAATATCTTTTAATTCCTCTTGAATTGTTTGAATTGTATTTGAAAAGTTTTCTACCCATGTCTCTAAAAGTTCTGTTTTTTTATTTAGATTCCAAATCACATAACCCTCGGTAATGACAAGTAATCCCAGTACGATTTCTAATATCATCATTTATCTCCAAATAATTCTTCAAATAAATCTTTTGATTTTTTTGATAATTGTTCAGATGTTTCTTCCATAGTGACTGCTTTCTTTATATTGTCAACCCTACCTTGAACCTTGATTTCTTCTTTAGTGTTTTCTCTTATCCAGTCTTCATATTCAATTCTTGTAGTTGCCATGTCTGCTTGATGTAATATGTGGGGCATATTTGTTTTCAATTTTTTCTCTGGTGCATATGCTTTTAGATATTGTATATTACCCTCATCATACATACCATCGGTCAGTTTTATTCCAATCATCTCATTCATAGTAATCTTAACACCAAACTGATTCAGTATCCAAATACCTCTATCAGGTGGTGTCATGAATTGTAACTCTGGATTATTCACATAATATTTACCTTGATTTTTAATATGCCACTCAGACTCATTTGGAATATAATGGTCTGATTCCAAATCACCGACTTTTCCTAAGTCATGATGTAGAGCAGCAAACACTAGTTCCTCTTCAGTATAGTTATCAACTATTGCTCCATTATCCTTCCACAACTTGTGAAACTCTTTACTGAAATGAACTATGTTTAAAATATGTTTTACATATCCACCTGGTGTGCAGAGGTGAAAATGTTCTTGACCGGAAGCTGGAGCTACACACATTCTATCCTCAAAGTGTTTATACATCTTGAGTAGATTTTCTTTTCGCTCACCGTCAAAAGTATCCTCTATTAGTTTTATTAGTTCGTTCCAATTTTCTTGGATTTGTTCGGGGGTAAATTGTATCATTTTGTTCTCCTATTCAAAAAATGAGTGTTGTTTGACCTGAGTGTCTTTTCTGAAGTTACTCATCTTTGTGTAAAGTTGTTTATATTTTTCAAATACTTTTGTTGGTGAGTCATTCTTGACCATCTCATCAAGTGATTTCAAAAGATTATACATATCAGTTGATAGAACTTGAGTCAATATATGGTCATGACTATGTACATAATACTCTGCTTTATCTATTGCTTCTTTGAATACCATGAAGTTGTGTAATCTCATTGCAGTTGTACATTGACTTTTCCACTCTATGGTGTCTTCCCAAGTAAGAGCTTCTCTGAGATATTCTCTATCGAACTCTGTGGAAACTGGTAGATATTTAAACACTTGGTCTTTAAAGGTATCATCATGTTTAGGAATATTTATAGATTGAAAAGATGCTTTCTTGAAATTGTAATCCAAGTAGTAACCACCAAAAACCACAGACCTATCAGGTGATGAACTGTCTGTTGTTACGATTACATCAGAACCTACTTCGCTTAATGACTTTTGTAATTGATTAAGTAGTAGGAAATCAGACACCTTAGATATACCCAAGATATGAAAATATTTATTTGTCTTTTTTAGATGTTCCTTACCATTGAGTAGAGATAGAACACCTGACATGAAAGCATATATGTTACGACCACCACCACCGACAGCCCAACCTTGAAACGGAAACTGTTGTACTTGGTCGTACCAATGTTGATACTCAATTTCATTAGTACCTTGCACGACGTTTAGAAAGTCTACCTTACCGGTCTGTTTGTCTGCAAAGTACTTGAAGTTTTCTTTACTAATCTTAAGACACTCCTCATACATACCCTCGTATTTTATCTTTGGTGGTATATCAAGATTCATTGCAATATCTGAATTATTTTCCAACCAGATAAATACCTTTTCCAATAAAGACTTGTCCCACTTTAGAGCTCCTGATGCAATCTGAAACCCACCGGAATCACCCATGACAAGATTATCTTTTGTGAATCCATGTTCCCCATAGAGGTCATCATGTCTGAGAAAGTGTCCTGCAGATATCAAGAACTCTGTATGTCTATATTTCTCTGGAAAATCTTTGGAGTAAAATCTTGATGTAAGACCATTCTTTAATTTTAAATCTTTTCTCAATGCCTGACCAAAACCAGCAACAGAGAAAGATGGAAAGTATTTAAATTTACTCATGTCAAGTAATCCTGTATTTCTTCACTATCATCTAACTCCCAGGGATAGACAATCCATTTATCACCCTTTTCGTGTATCCAATAATCCGGAACAACTATGGATTGTTTGTGATAATGAAATGTACAAATTATATTGTGTTTATTTTGAAAATCTTTCAAGGTATTACCAGTATCTGCAATATCATCAACGACCAATATCTTTTTATCAGTTACTATTTTTCTATCGTAATAGTCCATTAGTAATGGTAAGTTTAATTTGTGGGATAATGACACTGCAATTGGTAAACCACCACGGGGTAAACCGTACACTGCACCGACATCTAATTTATTCCGATTATACCAATTAGTAATAGAATTGATATAGACCTCGTATTGTTCCCAGTTTATAAATTCTTTCATTTCAAATCCCTTATAAAGTTATAAAATTCTTCCCTTGCTCTATCGGAGTTTTTGAAAGCGTCACTTAGTTTTGCAGTTTTCATAGTTGCATCATGTTTGACACCACGAACACAAGCACACATATGATTTGCCTCTACCATCACACCTACACCCAAATTATTCTCAGTAACTCTCTCGATGTGTTTGTGTATCTGCATTGTGAGATTCTCTTGTACTTGTGGTCTACGAGAGTAGAATTCAACAATTCTGTTCAGTTTACTCAGACCAATTATCTTACCGTCCATACTGGGTAGATAAGCAACATGAGCTTGACCTATGAATGGAAGATGATGATGTGAACACATTGAATGTACCTTGATATTACCTTGAAAAATAATTCCATCATACTTGTCAACATTATCAAAAGCTGTAATCTTAGGGGCCTCATTATAACATCCAGCAGCAAGGTCATTGACAAATGATTTCGCAACCCTCATCGGTGTATCGGAACTATTGGGGTCATTTCTCCAATCTATGTTTAGAGCATCCATATAATGACCATAGTGGACAGCAGCTGCTTCAATCATCTTTTGTTTTTCTTCTTCACTTAATGGTCTGTTACCATTTGCATATTTCAATTTACTCATTTACTATCCTTATATTTTGTGACATCTTTAATGTTTGCTTTTTGGAATGCTAGAATCCTATCTTTACATGCCCCACATTTACCACAACCATCCCCATTATAACAAGATATAGAATTTTCGAAAATATATTCAAAATTTAAATTTAATGATTTACATATTTCATGAGATTCTTTTATTATATTGAATTTCTTTTTATCTACATACGGTAGGTAAAGATTTATATTCTCAGTATTGACATTACCTACCTTGAACGCATCTTCTAATTTTTCATAAAACTCTGGTGTACAATCAGGTGGTATAATATTACCATCTCCAGCATGTACACCTAAAGAAACATCCACTCTAGTATTTGACTCTTTTGCTATAGATACTGCGAACCCATAAAGAACAGATGAGAAGATAGCATTTCTATTTGGAACAAAATTCATCTTCATCTTTTTCTCATCTGTTTTACCCGTGGGTACATCAACATCAGAGCTCGTCAATGAAGAATTAAACGAACCAAATACGGATGACAAATCAACTCTTTGATTCGGTATTTTATATCCCTCGTACTCTAGATAATTTAAGATACGAGCTAATCCATCGAGTTCGACTTTATTCTTTTGTCCATAATAATAACTTATTGTATGGATGTCATAACCTTTCTCAATAAGATGTAGTAACAAAGCTGTTGAGTCTAAACCACCACTAAGACTTAGAATTGATTTATTCATTATTCTCCAATCAAATCTTTTAATTTTACTAAAAATCCCATTGAGGTATTACTATCCCCACCGGGTACTCGTCGAGGTTTCAATTTGGTTATCTTTTCTTTTAATCTATCCACACTTATTGTAAAACACTCGTCATCATGAACAAAATAAGTCCAATAGTCTGCCTGTGTTGTCCTTATACCTGATGGTTTATTCCTTGATTCATATTCGATATAAACATTACCAGTCTGTCTGGTTTTTCTATCATATTTTACCTCAATGGTGGATTCTGAGAGCATTTTGTGAAATTTAGTCTCACCTTTTAATATACCCTCTTTCAAATCATATTTAAAATCCGAGTTATATTCCATTTTTATTCCAATTCAAATAACCGTAAACATTCAATCCCATAAGAACTACTGCTAGTAGGACTTGTGGGTTAGCATTTATCTTTACCGAGTAAACCAACATAAATAAGTTACCGAGAAACCAAACTATCCAGGATAAATCAAGTTTCTTTGCGTTTAAGTAATATCCGAACAGTATACAAACTGTCCCTAACCATCCTATTATATCAAACACCACGAATGTCTCCATATGCTATTATGTGTAAACGGTCAGAATAATTATAACCTTGTTTTTGACAAATATCCATTAACCAAACTCTTCTTTCTTTTAATTGTTCCGGAGTAAGTCCTTCGGGCATCAACCAAACTTTATTATTAGGTATACCCAATTCATCCTGTATATAATCCAATTCCTGTAAATCGTTCCAACTTGATATTACTGGTTTTAGTTGATAATCCGGATGATTATAAATGAGCTGCTCCATTGCTTCATAGTTACATCTCCACTTTTCATGTAACCGTTTATCTTTTTCTGTGACCTCACGATTTGCATAATCCATCCATGTACCGGGTTTAGGTGTTGAGTTCGAGAGTTTAGGTGATAAAGATATACAATCAGCAACTGTCTGTACAAACTCACTACCCTCGGTCTCAATTGTTATTATGTGGTTGTATTTTTTTCCAATGATACATAACTCTTGTAATAACTCTGCGTGTATGGTAGGGCCACCACCGGTAATCATTGTGTGTTTTACATTAGGTTTTTCCTCATAGAACTTAACAATATCATCTAATGTGAACTTACCCTTTTCCGGTTTCCAAGATGCATAAGGTGTATCACAAAAGGAATCAGCAAACTGACACCTTAGTCTACAGCCAGTAACTCTGATTAGAATATGTGGAATCCCTATATACTTACCCTCTCCTTGTAGACAGGTATACAGTTCTCCAATTGGTTGTAACTTTTGGTAATTCACGATAGTAATATACGACTTTTTTTAATCAATGTCAAGCACTTTTTTTTTAATAAGTTTCAATTATACTTCCAAGTGAAGCTGGAATACAATGAACATTTTTAGTTTTTCTATCTAATTTAAGCTTACCTGCAAATTCCATTAGTTGGACTTTTTGTAACTCTTTTATATCCATATTTGCTGAATGACCACCTACAGCCTTTTTCCACACATCGGATTTTAAAATACCGTATGCACAATAGAAATCCTCATAATCTGATGTAAACCCTAATAACAAATAATAACCAGCTTTAGGTTTTCTTGTAGTAAATTTGAGTTTATTACCATCTTTTATTATACAAGTCTTAACCTCAATACTACCATTTAAAAAAGGTATGTCTATATCTTCTAGCCTTTGTCTACTGTCTGCTTTTGCAATAGCTTTATTGATAGCGTCAAGTTTACCATACTTAAAATTAATACAATCAGTTATTGCATTAGTGAATATTTCATGAGCAAAACCACCTAAAACATTTTGTTGTATGTTATCAAAAATATTAATATCTTTACCATCTCTACCGTTAAAAGAAATATTTTCTATTTGAGACATGACATTACTAACAGCACTTGCAGCAAAAACAATATCTTGTTTAGTCAATAATTCATCAAGAACAGTCGATGTTTTTAATTTAGCGTTATTTGCGGCATTCTTCCTATCTTTTAACATAGCACTGTGAGCATAACCAGGTGACATAGCAGAGCCATTTGTCTTTAACACTTTGACAAATTTACTACGACCATAAGTTTCATCATTATATAGTTCACGAAGTTGAGAGTACATATTGAAACTCATTTGAACCGTAGGACAAATAATTTCTTTAATAACTTTATCTGTACATCTTTGACCTTTAGTAGCTTCGTAAGATTCAGATGCAGTTTTAATTTGATTATACTGACGAGCAATATCGGATGGTCTAGTTTGATTTTCCGCCATCAATGACATCATGTTATCAAAACCTCGTTGTGGTTTATCTACTATGGAAAATTGAACAGGTATTGTATCATGACCTAATTCGATAGTTAATTTATAACGAGTATGACCTGACTTTATAGTACCATCTTTATATATAACAATCGGATTTTTTAAACCCTTTAATCTTATATTGTTCTTTAAAGCTTTATAATAATCACTATCATTTTCACCATATAAAACAGGATTATCAGGGTCTGATTTAACTTTATCGATGTTCATTATTGCATCGACTCGTTCTGTATTTTTAGTTATAAGGGGGTGTGTAAATTTAGACATTGTAAGTCTCCTATGTTAGTTATTGGCGCCTGGTGTTGGGTTCGAGTTACCACAGACTTAAAGGCTGCCGTTATTAATTGTTAATAAGTATATTAAAATATTTCAAAATATGCTTTTATTTTTCAATATGATATTCTGCCATGTTGTCATTATGTTCCCAGCACTGAACCTTATGAACCGACACCCTACCGTTGGTTTCTTTGTCCACAATATCCTGTAGGTAGAGTGCAACATACTCAGCAAACTTCTCACAACCCACACCGTTGGGTAGAACTCTTAGGTCTATGATACCTCGGTCATCCATCTCTTTGAATAACTCTAACTCCGGGTCATCAGCAGCTATACAGGTGGTATGGTCAAACATATTTTTCAACCACTCCTTGACACCGTTTCGTTTGAAGCATCCGAAGTCAATCACCCAACCATTTTCGTCGAGCTCACCCTCGAACCAAACCTTGAAACAAAATGCATATCCGTGAATCTTATTACAATGAGAATCAGCTCTCCATTGTCTAAAAGCTGTGCTGTATCCGATGAATCGTTTATAACTTCTATTCATATCTATAACCTTTGATTTTAATTACTACTAGCAAACAAATCTGTTTTTAGTATTTTTGCCTTTTCAAATTTATATGGTTTCACTCCAGGAGATTCCAGTATATCTATGCAGTTTACGAATCTTGGATTCATGGTATCTTTAACCTGATACACACCATCCTTGAAAGGTGTACCCTTGAGAAGTATAAAGTCACCGTAGTCTAACCACCCACCCCAACGTTTCAAAAGATTTCTACTCACCGCTATAAATTTATAATTAGACGCTTGTTCCGTCTTGATACGCGTTCCATCTGCGAGAATGTTCGGTGTAGAATCAGTTTGCCAACGTAATGGTTGATACATAGTTACTGTAACGTTCATACCTTCTAATTCATACTTGTTCAACTTTTTTTGAAGTGCAATGTTTTCTCTAACATATTCACTCAGTTGAACATTTTTGTTTTCCAACAATTTTGTTGATATCCATCCGTTAGTGAAAGTTATCAACACAATGGCTAAGGCTAATTTATCTTTGTTCATTAATCTCTCCATCCTATATAAGTATTATTTATTATTTGTAAATTCATATTTTTTTGTGGAGCTGGGGGGAATCGAACCCCCGTCCAGTTTGTTTCTTCTAAAAAGTCATTCACAGCTTAGTTCAGTTTCAATAAGAAGTAACTGACAAACCACTTGTAACTTTACTCAGAGTTACCAACTGGTAGTTTCTTTAATCTCTAACTTCAATCCTAACTAAAGAGATTGTGTCTAACTTTTTTTATGACCGAGTGTTAGACAACTCAGTAACTTAAGCAGCGTATGCGTAAGTTGGTTGGTCTTCAACTGAAGAAACCATAGGTGAGTAATCATACTCAGCTAGGTGCCAATCAATGACCAACCCTTCTAGCGATTGTTCGCCAATTAGGTTGTGTGAGTCTTTTGTAACGAGATATTGACTCAATCTCTGCTGCACTCTGTTATCAGATAACACCTGTCGATACCTTAACAGCCCCATATCTTTACCAATCCTCTGTATTATATTCATCAAAAGGATTGTCTAGATGTTCTCTTATACTATCAACAACCTCTTGGACTAACTCCCAATCGTTTGATTCAATAGCTTCATCTAGTTGATGTAATATTTCTTCTAAATCCATATTTACTCCTCGTAAATTAAATATCTATTTAAATTTTTATCGTTGTTTTCAACTGACCAAATCCACCCTCGTAAGCTCCACCGACAACTATCTCATACTCCCCAGCTGGGATGTCAATAGTTCGTTCTGTTTTATATAATTTCCACACATAGGTAAAATCCCTATATCTACCATCAGGCCAAGGGTCTCTAGTAAACGGTTGCTCATGAACTAATCTATTGGAATTTACATGGTAAATCCAAAGTTTAGTATTGCTTGAATTCACTCTATATCTTATCTTAACAATATCTCCGTCATCACCGTTCCATTTCTCATGAGTATCCTTCCATGCCATCAACGGAAATATATTGAATGAATCCTCATTCACAATAAAATCCTCTTTGATAATCTCTTTGGGTTTTGTAAGATAGATAAGAGATAAAGTTATGAATATTAGGACTACGACTATTCTCTCGACTAATTCGGTATCCAATCTAATCATTTATTGTCCATCCTTGTTTTAACAGGTTGTGTGCTTTTTTGTACTTCATAATCTTTACTGCTGAACCTTTCTTGATTGTAACTAGCTGATTACGACCAATTTTTTTCTCAGCTTGAATTGTTGTGTCTCGTTGTCTATCCATTATTCTCATTCCATTTAAATGGTCTATCTCGTGCTGGACACAGACTGCTTCAAGAGTTCTAAGTTCAGCATTTTGTTTAGTCTTGTCTTTTTCCCAACTACCTTTACTATCATCAGATATATTAGGAACCCCACTAAAATACCAATCACTTTCTGATTGTTCAGTTGATATCAATACGTCTCGGAATCTTTTGGTTTGTACTCCTTTCCCAGGAAAAGATAAACAACCTTCATAAAAAGGTATCTCGTTGAATGCTTCAAGAATCTTAGGGTTGATAAGAACCAAAGGCTCAATGACATTAACCACGGCAACTTGTGCATCAATTCCCACTTGATTAGCTGCCAACCCAATACCGTCCCCTCTTTTGTTAAGTATTTGAAATAGTTCTTCTGCAATTTCCATTCCTTCTTCAACTGACACCTCTCTTAGTTTTTTTTGTATTAGGGTATTTTCTTCTTTGAAACAATTTATAACGTTTTTCATTTTACCTTTAGGGTTTTCAATTCTTTTTCTGAAAAGTTCTGAAAATATTTTGTATTAAGTAATTTCTTGTGTGCTTGGTTAAGAGCATCACGAGTTGCTATATTGATTAAAAAGTAAGGTGATTTTTTTCTCGTCTCCTCACCACCAGCTGTATGTTCTTCGAAGGGTGAGAAACATAAAGCCTTATAGTTTGTTTTCTTTAAAAACATCTGTATTTCTTTTTGATAGGAACGTCTATCCACATCCCTCCAGTCAAGTCCATCGGTATCTAGACAAATAACTATAGCAGAGTCGTATTTTGAATCATCGAATTTTTTCCATACGTCCTTGAAACTAAACTCGTCAGGTCTCCAAATCTCCACCAAAAGTTTATTACCCTCAAGTTCAGCTTTGAGAAATGGACAGACAGGCATCCCACCAAATGCATCACTGGGATTCTGAAGATATTCAAAATAGTATTGAATCTCATCTCGGATTTGAATATCCGATTTATCAAATAATTCTAGCTGATACATTGATTATTTCAAGTCTCTTCTGTCTTCTCTGAGAACACACTTGTATTCCCTAAGTGATTCACAAGTTCCACACCAGATAGGAGTCATACTTTTTGTATTAGAGTAAAAAGTAAGATGGTCTTCGATGTGTTTTCGGACTAGTAGTAAATCATCTTGTTTATATCTATATAGTAGACCTAGTTCTCTATCCTTTGGATTCTCTCCACACTCTGGACAATCACCTTTTTTATGTTTTTTTGTCTTATGCTTTAATACAAAAGACCCATCTCGTTTCTTAACCAGATTATCTTTGAATCCCATTATGAGTTCAACACCTCTTTTATATCCTTGATGTTACCACCAACTTTATTGACATAGAGCTTTGCATCACTCTGGTCTTTTGCTAGAAATGTAAAACCCTGGTTGGTCGTCCATTTCTTGTAATCATTGAACTGACCAGATTTTTTTTTCTTTGACATTTATCCTCCGAACTTATGGTTTAAAAAATCTTTTTGTTTCTGATGTGCTTTTTTCAAAGCTGCCTTTTTCTCTGCTTGTCGTGCTAGTAGAATCTCTTGTTTCGTCCTACGTTTCACAGTTTTCTTTTTTGGTTTCACCTTAGTTGGGGGTAGCGTGCCCTTCAGTTTTGGTTGTTCCTTACCGAGATGAAAAACATTTCCGTCTTTATCCACAAATTCTTTCATGAAATGCCACCCAGCTGGTCTGCCGGTCGGTTTATATGCCGACTTAGGTTTGTCTGGAAAACCGACCATACCCATCAAAGCTTTACTACCGATAACGGACTTTGCCTGTGTACTAACATTAGCAACGGGCTCACCGGTGATTTTACAATCCATATAAGGGATACCATCTATAAAGTATCCACCATTTTTTTCAAATGTACTCTGTGACATAAGAACTCCTTTTTATTTAATAGTTGAGTGCTGGGTGAGAATCGAACTCACATAAACGGGTTTGCAATCC